AATTTGTTATCAATGATAGTAGATTCCATCTCTGCGTGATCAAATGGCAATTCTTGAAACCATTTTGGCAGCCGTAATTCATCTACCGGATAAGCCACACTGGTGTATCCTAAGGGGTTGTCTCTCAATTTACACACAATGACTTTTGAACCATCTACGATACTCATGGAATATTTGTCATGATACATACGTTTTAAGGTATTCCAATTAATGCTGGCTCTTACATGCCCCGGCATATTGGCCTTGCCTTGACGTTCCTCTTTATGTTGATATTCTGTTATGTTATTGGCACGTTTGGGTGATCCTTTTTCCCATCCTGGTCTCGCCTTGAAATCAATTCTAAATTGTGTGATAAAGTCCAGAACATCTTTTTCAGTACTGCCTGTAAGCACACGTTCAAGTACATCGCTTAAAAAGTTTTGTATGAATTCTGGAGTATCAGACCTTTTAAGATCTAAGCCCATGGCCTTAATTTTTCCGGGCTTCCCGTCTTTATCTATTCGTTTACCTTCCTTGTCATAGTACAGAACTGCATAACGTTTTTTGGTTATGAAAAGACCTTTTGATGCGACTATTTCTCGACCAGCCTTGATCACTTCACCTCGCGTTTTAGGGCAGTGAAAAGCATCCAACATAAATTGTTGGAATGTCCCATTGACTTCGTTAGCTATTTGATCATAGAGTTGGGTGACAGTTTCTTTAGTCCAAGGTATGGCGCCTTTGTCTATGTCTTTTTGCAATGTTTTATAAGCACTAAAGTAGCAGGAGTCAGTGTCGCCATAGATGATAGCACGACCCACATGATCATACTCACCAGTAACGATTTCATTGACTTTTGAAGCCATGTGCTTGGCAATCTGTCTGCCTGTAAGTGTGGTACTTTGCCCAATTCTTTTATCAAAGAATCTGCATCCGGGATTGAGAATAGCTCCATATAAAGAATTTAGATTGATCTTTTTTACTAACTGACGTTTATCCCAGTATTCTTCTTCAACCTTGTTAGCAGCGGTAATTGACTCTTTTAATTTTGCCTGCATTTCTTTGCGTTCGGCGTACCAGCGTTTTAGTAGTCCAGGAATAATACCTTCTTTCTCATAGGTAAAGATGGTACCATTAGCACTTAGCATCCATGGTTGATGACTGTCAAAAATCAATTTATAAACTTCGGCAGCACTGAGAACATGAGATTCACCATCTTCCCAGTCGACAGTGATATCGAAGGCTTTGTCTTTACGCATCACTGCTTCATACTCTAATGACCCAAACATACCTTCCCATGACGCCGCAAAAGATTTCTTTTTAAGAGTCATTTGATCATCAAGGTACTGTTTGGTATTAATTGGTCGTAGCTGGCCTACGATAGTTTCTGGCCCCATGTTAAGCGCACGAATCGCACTTGGATACAGACTGTTTATATCTAGGGATCCAATCCAATCTTGGAGACCTTCTTTGGGATAGGCCACGTAGGCACCTGCTGCCTGTGTGTCCTCGTTGTCATCCCGCTTATGACGACCAGGCACCTGGAATCCTCTACGGTGACATTCATTGATGATAGCCTGTTCGGTAACTGCGACTGCCCCCATTGTGGTTGGAAGTAGCACGGTGCACTCATGTGCAAGTTTATTACTGAGATCTAAGAATTTAAGTTTTTGATCTAGTTTGTTTAACAGAGCACAGTCTTGTCTGTTGTATTCAATAAACTTACGGAAGTCATTGTTATACAGTTGATCAAGTGTGCCCTCATAGACTGTTTTACGTTCTCCAATCTCCGTTTCACCGATGGCATCCAGTCTATAGGTATGGCGTTCTTCATAGGTATATTTTCTATAAAGTTCAAGGCTGTCTAAATGAACACGACCTATGAGATCATAAGTGGTTGCTGTTTTGCCAAACTTTTCATACTCGCGTTTTTTAGGATATTGATCCCACAGACAAAAACGTCTCGTGTCATCTTTACTTAACACCTTAGTCACACGATTTACAGTATAGGGGATATCATAACCCTCGGAGTTCCATCCACTCAGGACATCTGCATCTTGTATTAGGTTTAAAAAAGTATCTAACAGTTCTGCTTCAGTTTCAAAGACGTGTGTGTTTGGAAAATCTTTCACCAATTCTTGTGCTTCTATCAGTCCTAGCCCCTTAGGAGGAACTACCAAGCAGACCAAGGTATCCATCCACTGCAGATGCACAGCGATAGCGGTTATGGGCATAAATGCATCATCTGGCGACGCATAACCTCGCTCCGGATCGAAGTCTACCTCAATGTCAAAAAATGCCACATTCAGTTTAGGAGCATCTTGATTAAGATAGTTTTCACTGAGACAGACAAAAATTGGATTTAGATCTGCTTCGTATAGTTTCTTGCTAGAGTGAATGGCTAATTCTTTACGAAAATCTTTGCTGTTCTTGCAGATTACTCTACTTAGAGATTCACCGAATATACTTTGGAATTTACCACGTGGGTCTTCATGATAGAAGGTATAGCGTACAGGATATTCTTTAAATATTCTCTTGCCTTCTGTGTTGCGTTCTACAACCTTGATAATATCAGCGTCACGCTGGAAAAAAGCATCTACATACAAAATTTATCTCCTATGCAATTTGTGGCTTGCAAATACCTAAGATGCGGTTTATGGCCTCGCCTGCCTTATACAGCAATTATTTATTACCACCAACTCACTGCCCGGCCGAAACCGAATACATTGACACAGGCAAAATAAGAAGTCAACATCAACGGCCATGCCAGTCCTCTTCTCAAAAATGCATAAGCTCCCGTTATGCTGCCAATTAAAAATCCTGGATAGACTAGGGCCATGTTAGGGTTCTTGGCGGTAAACGCTAATGTAAGACTAGATCCAATGGCAAAAATAAAACTTATCAATTCAAACCAAAAAGCTATTCTGTCGCTCTGATATGAATTAGTCCAAAATTCGATTATTCTTTGCATCTTTAATTTTCGGGCAATCTTTTTGTGATGCCAAGAATCATTTCAATCTCATTCCACTCTTCTTCATGAGATTTCCAATTATCTTTATGTGCAATTTTGATTGCCTTGTTGATAATACTGGCTTTGACATTTAGTTCTTCTGACACAGCCTTTACAGTTTCCCTAAGTCCTTCTTGAAGATCTTCAACTTCGCGTAAAATATTTTGGCCCTCTGTGATCAGTCGTTCTAATTTGGCACGTTCTTCGGGCCCATATATCCTGGTTGACATAGCTTCTCCTTTGTGTTATTATACTTTACTTAGTAACTACCTGTCAAGGTCCAAAATGAAAAAAATAATTTTAGCACTTTTTATTGCTAGCCAAATTTTTGTTGCTCATGCAAGATCATTTAATCCTGAAGAATTATTTGATACAAAGAAAAATGAATATAAGACTATAGAACTAACATGGCTGACGGTTGATAATGTTTCAGCAGCCTGTGCAGCAGAATCCAAAAAAAGATTAGGACAGAGTTTTGGTTATGCTGTAGAGGGATGTAGTTTTTGGGATGGTCCTAAGTGTACTATCATTACTGCACGTAAAACCACAGTGCATACAATTGGTCATGAACTGAGACATTGTTATCAATTTCATTGGCATTAAAAAAACCGCCCTAGGGCGGTTTTCTTTTACCATCTATAACTGATCAGTGATTTAATTCGATCCAGTTCTCTAGATTCTGGCATAGGATTATCACCTATGTTACCGGCTCCTGGTACTGCTTTTCCTGGTAAAGCAGCTGGAGCAGGTTTAGCTGCACCTCCAGCTTTTTGTTGCTGTGCGCGCATCAGTCTGTCATTCATGTATTTCGTATATCCAGCTGGATCCTTTACAGGATCGGGTGCTGCTGGTGCTGCTGGTGCTCTTGCTGTTGCCAACTGTGCTGCTGTTGGGCCACCTTGGCCGCCACGTCCGCTGCCTGCTGTACTAGGAGCTACACCTTGTGGTAATGCCTGCTGACCACCAACTGCTTTTGGAAATTGTTTCATTGCCGCCGCAGTTTGTGGGCCCATAATGCCGTCTGCTTTAATCTTTGCGCCTGCGGCAATTAACTTATCTTGCAGAGCTTTTACCTTTGGATCTGATTTAGAAGCAGCAGGTTTTCCGGCCCCGCCTGCTGCTGCCGCTGGTGCGGCTGCTGTAGCTGTTTGTGTTTTCTCTCCAGTTTCCGGATTAGTACCGCCTGGCATAGTAACATTCTGACCTTGTGCATTAACACTGCTTGGACCACCAGCTGCATTTGCAGCCATTGCTTGACCCATTGCTTGATCTTCTGCATCTGCGTTTGCAGCGTATTCTTTTTCTTTAGCAGCTTGTGCGTTGGCCTTCATAGCAGCACCCATATCTGCATCTGCTTGATCAGCTGATGCTGCAAATTCTTTTTCTTTTGCAGCCTGACGACCTTGTTGAGCTAATTTTTGTGTAGCAGGTTCTACAAAGTTTGGATCGGTTCTTACAACATTGCCTTGTTCATCTTGTGTAAATCCAGGCATGATATTGCCTTCATCGTCAACACCTCCTACTGGAGTGCCTGCTGGTGCAGCAGTTGCTCCGGCAGGTTTTTCACCAGGTTGTGGCTTTGGAATTCTTGACCTAATAATAGGATCACTTAAGTCTACTCCGTCTGCCCACTTTAATTGACTTGGCGTAAGTGATGCTTTAAATGCAGCAATATTTTCAGGTTTAGCCATGTCTGCCTCTGCTTGTTGTTGCGCAGCTAGATTAGCAGTATTTTGTTTATGGAAGTCGCCTATTTTTTGAAATAAATTTCTTTGCGCAGGTTGTGCTGGTGCTTCAGTTATATCATAACCAAATTCTCTCACTAATGTAGAAAATATTGAATTTGGTCTTGCGGTATTTTTAGATACTACTTGCTGAGTATTTTGTCTCACAGGTTGGCTTGGCTGCGAATCCTCCATGAGATTCTGTCTTGATTCTATTTGTTTAATTTTGTCTAAGATATTTCTCATATCCATAATATATCTC